CTGCCATGACATGAAGACGGCCAAGGACCTCGGCCATGCCCCGAAGGTGCGGATCACCGAGGACGGATGGCCGGAAGGGATGTGAGCGGGTGCCCTCGTGCATGTCTCTTTTCGCCCACTGTTGCGTAATTGCGGCTGGATTTTTAAGGCCACTCCCGGGGGGGAGGCGAATTTTTCGAGGTGGGACTCCTTGGAAACCCGGCGCATCCCTCTCTTTTCACATCTCCAATTTGAAGGACGACCCTGATGCCCCGTGCAAGAACGCCGCTGGCGAAGGCAAAGGCGGCTGGCGCGGAAATCATCCATCCTGAGCGGTTCCGAGACCGGAAGGGCCCGAAGAAGCCACGCGCAGTTGGCGACCCCTACGTTGGCATGTCCGACAAGGAAAAGAAGGTATGGACGGAGTTTCGTGCCGAGTTGCCGTGGCTGACGAGCAGCCATCGCACCCTGTTGCGCCTGGCGTGCTACTGGACTGCAAAGCTGGACGAAAAGGAGTTCGGTGTCAGTGCCACCCAGGCCCTGAGTTCGATCCTGTCGAAGCTGGGAGCCACACCCGTCGATGAGACCAAAGTGAATCATGGCGACGACGAAGACGAAGACCCCGCCGACGAGTTCTTCAACTGATCGGGTCAGGGCCTACGCCGACGCAGTCGTAGCCGGCAAGATCGTTGCGGGCCCGCATGTCCGCAACAGCTGCAGGCGGCACTTGGAGGATCTGAAGAAGGGCCCGGACCGCGGGCTGTACTTCGACCATGAGGCTGCGGAGAAGGCGTTCAGGTTCTTCGAGAAGGTGTTGAAGCTGTCCGAGGGGCAGTTCGAGGGGAAGGCGTTCCAACTGCACCCGAGTCAGGCCTTCATCGTGGGCTCGCTGTTCGGCTGGAAGCGTGCTGACGGTACGCGGCGGTTTCGCCGCTCCTTCATCGAGCAGGGCAAGGGGAACGGGAAAAGCCCGCTGGCTGGCGGCATTGGGTTGTATGGCCTGGTCGCCGACGGGGAGGCCGGCGCGCAGGTTTACGCTGCTGCGGCGAAGAAGGAGCAGGCCGGCATCTTGTTCGCCGACGCCGTGAAGATGGTGAAGGCTTCGCCGGGTCTGAAGAGGAGACTCGAGTTCTCTGGTGGCGAGGGGCGCGAGTACAACATCGCGCACCACCGCAGCGGGAGCTTCTTCCGGCCGGTGTCGCGCGACACGGGAAAGACTGGTTCGGGCCCGCGTCCTCACTTCGTCCTGGGCGATGAGGTGCACGAACTGCCGGACCGCAAGAGCATCGAGATGCTGGAGCGGGGCTTCAAATTCCGCCGGCAGCCGCTGCTGTTCATGATCACGAACAGCGGCAGTGATCGAAACTCGGTCGCCTGGGAGGAGCATGAGCACGCGGTCAAGGTGGCTGCGGGACACACCGAGGCGGTGAATGATCCGACGTTCGTGGGCGACGTGATTGACGACACGACCTTCAGCTACGTCTGCGCGCTGGACGAGGGCGACGACCCGCTGCGAGATCCGAACTGCTGGCCGAAGGTGAACCCGCTGCTGGGCGTGACGATCACCGAGCAGTACCTGGCGGACGTGGTGGCCACGGCGAAAGCGATTCCTGGTCAGCTGAACGGCATCCTGCGGCTGCATTTCTGCGTCTGGACGGACGCCGAGACGGCGTGGATGACGCGGACCACGCTGGAGCCGGCGCTGGTCGAGTTCGATCCAGTGGTCGAGCATGCAGGCGAAGAGGTGTTCATCGGCCTGGACCTCTCCCAGTTCCGGGACATTACCGCCAAGGCTTCGGTGGTGCGCACGGGAACGACGGCAGATAACAAGCCGACGTTCGACGCCTGGATCGAGGCCTGGACGCCCGGTGACACGTTGCTGGCGCGCGAGCTGCGTGACAAGCTGCCGTACAGCGTCTGGAGAGACAAGGGCTTCATCCACGCGCCGGCTGGCGAGAGCATCAGCTTCCGTCACGTTGCGCAGGCTTTGGCGGACGATGCCAAGCAGTACGACGTGAAGCTGGTGGCTTACGACCGCTACGCCTTCCGGAAATTCGAGGAGGAGGTCGATGACATCGGCCTGAGCGTCGAATTCGTCGCCCACCCGCAAGGCGGCACGAAGAAGGGCGAGCCAACCGAAGGGATGATCAAGGCGGCGGAGGCGAAGAAGGCAAAGGCCGAGGGCTTGTGGATGCCTGGATCGGTGAGGCTGCTCGAAGAGGCCCTGCTTGAAAACCGCATCCGGCTGCGGAAGAACCCGGTGCTGGTGTCCGCAATGATGTCTGCGGTCATCGAAGAGGACAAATGGGGCAATCACTGGATCGCGAAGAAGCGCTCCATCAACAAGATCGACGCGGCCGTCGCACTAGCGATGGCCATCGGAGCGGCGCACGCTGGAGAAACAGTGCAGGCGCCCAAGTACCAGATGTTCGTCATCGGCTGACGAACGGAATCGAATCACCACCGAGGCCCGCCCAGTGCGGGCCTTTTTCATTGGAGCCACGCATGGACCGTGCTTATTCCACCTTGGAGATCAAGGCGCTTGGCGACGATAGCGGCGACGGACGCCGCACGTTCAAGGGCATCGCCTCCACGCCGACCGCCGACCGCGTGGGCGATGTGATGGAGCCAGAGGGCGCGCAGTTCAAGCTGCCGATTCCATTCCTATGGATGCACGACAGCAGCGATCCGATCGGCTGGATCACTGGCGCAAAGGTCACTGCGAAGGGCATCGAGGTCGAGGGTGAGGTCGCCACGATCGCCGAGGACGGCCCACTGAAAGAGCGCCTGAACACCGCCTGGCAGATGTTGAAGGCGAAGCTCGTGCGCGGCCTGTCCATCGGCTTCAAGCCCATCGAGGCCGCGCAGATCAAGGGCTCGTTCGGCCTTCGTTACACGAAATGGCTCTGGTTCGAGCTGTCGGCCGTCACCGTGCCGGCCAACGCCGAAGCCTCCCTGACTGCGATCAAGTCGATCGATCGGGCCCTGCTAGCCGCGTCTGGCAAGCAGCAGGACCGGGTTGTTCGCCTGCTCGCCCCCGGCGTCTCGGGAAATCCGCAAGCCCGAAAGGGCGTCGTCTACCTCAATCCCTGAAAGAACATCATGAACCTGCAAGAACAGATCAAGCGCCTCATGGAGACGCGCACCCAGAAGGCCCTCGAACTGGAGGGCGTGCAGAAGAAGGCTCTGGACGAAGGCCGCACGAAGGACGAGACCGAGCGCGAGACGTTCAAGAATCTCACCGAGGACATCGCCCAGATCGACGCCGAACTGGCCGACCTGCGCCAGCTCGAAGCGCTGCAGGTCGAGAAATCAACCCCCGCCGCAGGCGGCAATCCGGCGGCGGCGACTGGCGCTCGCGGTGCTCTGGCCACCGGCGGCGCCCCCGCTATCCACATGAAGAAGGACGCGGACGAGAAGTTCAAGGGCCAGAACTACACCCGCATGGTCATCGCCAAGGCGCTCGCACGTCTGAGCGATGGTGAAGCGACTGCCATCCAGATCGCGGAGCAGCGCTGGGGCAAGACCAACCCGACGCTCATCAACGTGATGAAGGCTGCCGTGCCCGGCGGCGGCTCGGGTTCGGGAGAGTGGGGCTCCGAACTCGTTGCGATCAACCAGCAGTACAACGGCGACTTCATCGAGTTCCTGTACTCGATGACGGTCTACGACAAGCTGCCGCTGCGCCAGGTGCCGGCCAACGTGCAGATCAAGGGCCAGGATGGCGCCGCGACTGCCTACTGGGTGGGCCAGTCGAAGGCCATCCCGGCGACCACCGCCGATTTCTCCGCGGTCAACCTGACCCCGCTGAAGGTCGCCGCCCTGGCAGTGGTCTCAAACGAACTGCTGCGCGATTCGAGTCCGGCAGCCGAGCAGCTGGTGCGTGACGCACTCGCTGAAGCCAGTGCCCAGCGTGTGGACACGACGTTCATCTCGGCAGCAGCAGCGGTGGCTGGTGTGTCGCCGGCCGGCATCCTGAACGGGCTGACGGGCATCCCCTCGGCGGGGACGGACGGCGAGGGCCTGCGCTCGGACATCAAGGCGCTGTATGCCCCCTTCATCGCAGCAAAGAACGCCAACGGCCTGCAGCTGGTGACCACGCCGTCGCTCGGCAAAGCGATTCAGCTCATGACCAATGCCCTGGGGCAGACCGAGTTCCCGGGCATCACCGCGAACGGCGGCACGCTGCTGGGTGATCCGGTGGTCACCGGTGACAACGTCGGCTCGGGTCAACTGATCCTGCTGAAGCCCAGCGACATCTACCGCATCGGCGACTCGGGCATCGAGGTCTCGATCAGCCGCGAGGCCATGATCGAGCAGGACACGGCACCCACTGGCGCAACCGACACACCGACGGCAGCCTCCGCGAACATGACTTCCATGTTCCAGACCGAATCGACCGCGATCAAGGTGGTGCGGTCGATCAACTTCGCGAAGCGCCGGGCCTCTGCTGTGGCCTTCGTGACCGGTGCCGACTACGGCGCTCCCGTCACGCCCTGATCGTGACCAGCCGGGCCCTTCGGGGCTCGGCCAATTCCTTAAGGAGCCGACATGTCCAAGAGCCTCATTGCCCTCAAGCCATTCACCTATGCGGGTCGAGCCCTGCAGGCGGGTGATCCGTTCACTGCTTCGAGCGCCGAGGCCCGTGCACTGTGCGCGATTCGCCGCGCCGCTCCCGCCGATACGTACCAGACCGCTGAGGCTAAACCCGAGGTGACGAAGGAGACGCCTGAGGTGAAGAAGCCGTCTGGCAGGGCTGCATCGAAAAAGGCGAGCAGCAAGGAATGAGCGCACTGTCGCGCCTCGTGAACAGCGCGCGTACCAAGGCGGCCAGCATCATTGCTCCGCGCACGGTGCAGCCCGGCGGCTTGGTGTCGCTGAATTCGGGCGGTGTCTGGCATGACATCACCCCGGCACAACCACCGGGGTACTTCCAGCTGGACATCAACGTCCGGCCGGAGACTGTGCTGTCCTTCCCGGCTGTGTTCTCGTGCGCGACGGTGATCTCGAACGACATTGGCAAGCTATGCACACGCCTAATGGAGCGGGGCGAAAACGGCATCTGGACCGAGACGACCAGCGCCGCATACTCGCCCGTCTTGCGCCGGCCGAACCACTATCAGAACCAGATCCAGTTCAAGCAGTGGTGGGTCATCTCAAAGCTCATCTGGGGCAACTCCTACGTGCTGAAGGTTCGGGATGGCCGCGGCATCGTGGTCGCGCTCTACATCCTCGATCCAGCCCTGGTGATGCCGATGATCTCGCCGGACGGGTCGATCTTCTACCAGTTGGCCAAGGACAACCTCTCCGGCCTGCAGGAGGCGACTATCTATGTGCCTGCCTCCGAAATCATCCACGACAGGATGAACTGCCTTTTCCACCCGCTGGTAGGTGTGGGTCCGCTCTATGCGGCCATGCTGCCGGCGTCGAGTGGCCTGGAAATGCTGCGAGATTCACAGCGCTTCTTCAAGCAGGGAGCGAAGCCCAGCGGCCTATTGGTTGCGCCTGGCGCGATCTCCGACCCGACGGCGAAGGAACTGAAGGAGTACTGGAACAACAACTTCACGGGGCCGAACGCCGGCAAGGTCGCAGTGGTCGGCGATGGCCTGCGCTACGAAGCTATCCGCATGACTGCGGTGGACGCGCAGATGAAAGAACAACTGGGCCTGACAGCCGAGATGGTGGCGCAGGTCTTCCACGTCCCGCTGTTCAAAGTCGGCGGACAGCTACCGACGGGCCAGAAGGTCGGCGACCTGAACCAGATCTACTTCAACGACGCGCTCCACTCGCTGATCGAGGAGATGGAGGCTGCGCTGGATGACGGTCTGAGCTTGCCTGACAAGTACCGCACGGAGCTTGATCTGGACAACCTGCTGCGTATGGATCCGGCGACGCAAGCCGATGTAGCCGTGAAGCTGGTGGGCGGGGGCCTGAAGACGCCGAACGAGGGGCGCCGTGGGTT